TTTGTCCTGCGTCGCTTTCTACAGTCTTCATTAGAGCATCGTGTTCGTCTGCCATTAGATTTTCTGTGGTAACGACTACACAGCTTTGCGGATCATTGGGAACGGTGCGATAAGCTACAACCACCTTTCTTTGATTCTTTTTTACTCTTCCTACATGCTTCAATGCCATTTTATTCTCCTTGTGCGGACTGCTGGGCACTTACTGCGTTTAAGAAAGTTTCCAGCTTGGTGTAGATTTGACCTACGGTCATCATTTCGTTTGGCCTAAATGCACCTCGCTGACTTGCTACGTCAATAATCTGCTTTAGTGCGTTTAGGTCTTGCACCGTAAGTTCTGCTTCGTTGTTTTGCTGTGCTTCTGCTTCAGATGCAGCAACTTCTTCTTGCTTCTGTTCTTCAGACATCAATAACCTCCTAAATTAAATGCTCTGTTTATTTACTAATACTTCAAATAAGGACAACCCAAAGTGAATAAAGAAAGTTCCTTTGGGTCTTCAAAACCGATCTTGATCACTTTAGCCTGTTTGTTGTTTTTATCTAATTCGTGTATTGTGCCCACGTAAAAACGGCCTTTTGTGTTCTTTTCGATCCACTTGACGATTGTCTGCTCAAGGTTATACCTCCGCATTTCGATAGTAACATACTCAAAATGCGGAGGTGGAACCTTCAACTGCCTAATACCGTAGAAGTTTAGTGGATTAATCTTCTCTGGCACTGAATTAATCATCGTAGTATGTAGTCACTCCAAATGGTGCTTCGGGCGCTCTGCCATATACAGAGTGAATAACAAATACTGTATCGCAATAGTCAGGATCGCCCCACTCACCCCACGGCATACCGTCTGTAAAAACAAGGAACTTCTTGGGAACAATGTCCTGTTCTTTCATGTAATTCCAGTTCGCTATGAAGTCAGTGCCGCCACCGCCTTTGATTTCGTAATCAGTGATTTCTCTACCGTCGTCAGCAGTAAAGGAGTCTTCGTTATATACTTCTGTATCAAAGCACCAAACTTTGATATTGTAGTCTTCGTACTGGTCCATGATTCCTTTGACTTCGCTTAGGAATACGCGAGCTTGTTCATCTCCAATTGAACCACTCATATCAAGAGCAATACAGATATCAATTGTCTCGTCAAAGTTCTGTCCAGGCAGGACAGCACCCATATGCCAACCCTTTCGTGACGGCCGAGCAAAAGTAAAATCGTTACGGATTGTGCTCTGAATCTGCTGCTGAAGAATCTCACGCCAGTCCATCTTGGGTTCGGTAAGATCTTTTACCATGCGTTCTATTTCGCCAGGAACATTACCTGCACCAGCACTCTGTGCAGCAGAGATCATGTTCTCTTTGATCTCGTCACGAATCTTTTCAAGTTCTTCGCGAGTGTAGCTAGGACGACCTTTGCCTTCACCGTCTTCGCTGTCGCCGCCGCCGGAACCGTTTTCTTTCTCCCAGTCAACGTGTTCGTCTAGCATCTTGCCAAGTTCGTCGAGATCAATTTTGTCAGCCTGCTCGTAGAGTTCGTCATAGATCTCTTCAGAAGTCCAGCCATCGTACTTGTAGTCTTGATAAATTTGAATGTCAGGCTTTTCGCCAATACGATCGCGAACAAGAGTGTTATTGACCTTGTAGTCACAGGCTACATTATACAACTGAGGATCACGGTCTTCTCTGCGAATAATATGGTCAAACACGCAATGGAGAATCTCGTGTGCGATTACAAATTCAATCTGCTTGGTAGTGAGCTTGTCAAAGAACTGGGAGTTGTAAAACAGATTTCTACCATCTGTAGCAGCAGTAGGGCACCAACCGTCGCAGGGTTGAACGCGCAGACGAGTTGCCATATTACCAAACCAGGGATGACGAAGGAGCAAGCCAACACGAGCAGTAATCACCTTCTCTTTGACTTCTTCCTGTAGTTCTTTCAGTGCCTCTTCAGAAAGCTCTTCGTGTTCCAACACATTCTGTTCAACGGTCATATCCGGCTCCTTCTCTATCAGTATGTATATAATACGATAGATTAGTGAATAAGTCAAGGAAAGGGGCGATCTTGTCGCCCCAAATGTTAGGCCTGCTGTGCAGCAGTGATATACTTGCCAAAGCGCTCGTGGAACTCGTCAAAGCACTCAATCTCGTCAGGATCAATAGGCAGGCTATACTGCGTCAGTGCCAGCTTGATGCCCATGACAACCAGTTCAGTCTCAAAGTTATCCATCGCAAAGCGAAGGAAGTTATTAACCTTGTCGTTGAACTTCTTGTCGTTCGCATCGTTTGCTTCTTTTAGCTCGTAGCAGAGAGACACAGTCAGCGAATACATCGCGGAAATCTCCTTGGTATTGAGCTCTGATACCTTGCCTTCAAGAATGTCTGCAGGATTAGGCATCTGCGAAGCAACCTTGCGATGTGCCATAAACTTAACAGCAAGACCTTCGCCAACAGCACCCGACACAAGATCAGTAGTAGTGCTTTCGTCAATGCCGTCTTCAAGCAGCTCTGACACAAACGACCAAGAACGAGGCGTTGCAAATGAACGCGACGGAGACTTAGGGTCAAAGTCGTAGAGATCCTTCTTAGAGAAGGTCAAGTAACCTACAACATCCTGATGAATGTTGTTTTCAACAGCCCACTCAAACCAATCATCAAAGTTCACAGTCATTTCTAAGTGAACAAAACGATTAGCCAACGGAGCAGGCATGCGATAGGTTACGCCCTTGTCTGCCTCACGGTTACCAGCAGCAACAATGTAAACATTGTCAGGCAGTGTGTAAGTACCAACCTTGCGGTTAAGAATAAGCTGATAAGCAGCAGCCTGCACAGCAGGAGCCGCAGAGTTCATCTCATCAAGAAACAGCACAATGTTCTCATGCTGTGCAGCCATCTCTTCGTCAGGCAGTTCAAGCGGCGGAGCCCAAACCATCTTTGAAAGATTGGAATCAAAGTAAGGAATACCCTTGATGTCAGTTGGCTCCCAAAGCGAAAGACGAACATCAATTACCTTAGCGTTCATAGATTCGCCAATCTGATGAACAATGTCTGACTTGCCAATGCCGGGAGGTCCCCAAAGAAAGATAGGACGCTTGCGGCGAATAGCGTGGTTGATTGATGCTTTCGCAGAATTAGGAGTTAGCTGACGAGTTGCAGTATCCATAAGTACCTCTAGTTGCAGTTGTGTTTAAGTACAAGTGTTATTATACAGGAATAAGGTGATATGTCAATCGTTTTTGGCATCCTGTCTTGCTAAAGCTTTGGAGATACCATATTTTTTGATATCTCCTGAAAACATGTGAAGTTCAAGTGCTTTTTTGTCATCTGTGACAAACATGCTTCTCTTGTCAAGATAGTAAGGGCAGTCAATAAAGTTGTCAAGCCATATGATTATTTGAGTGGTAAAATTCATGTCAGGAGCATATGGCACTTCGTAGAATGATATATCCAAATCTTCTGTCATCATTCTGAAGCCTTCTTCAGTGAGACGCATGCCGCCTTTTTCTTTAGTGCGAGGATTTCTCCACCATTCCGCAAGAGCAGAACGAACAGAAAGGTTATTCACAGGTTGATCTAACTGTTTGAGAAAGACTTTGGTATATGTTTCTTTTGAAGTCATTCTTCGTCAAGAGGTATGATTTCGCCCTGTGTGAGTTTTACAACCTCAAACTCATCCGTATTAAACAGAGAGTTCAACTTTTTTGCAAGATTAATTGCGTGTCCAGGGTTTGAAAAACTTACCTTAGGATACTTAGGACCAGGATAGTTTGTCAGCATGTTAGCCGACTTTAGATTGAAAGGAGCACCTTGATAGAATACCGCCCAGATAGCTTCTGCTTTGAGAACCTGCTCTGTCTTATAGGTTTTTTTGTCAATATGTTCCAAGATTACTTCAGGTTTAGGGCGACTCATAGTGCGTGTATCCTTTAAGTTAACTACGCACTTATTTATCTCTTTACCAGCTTGAGCCGCCGTCCATTTTCACTTCGATTACTTCATCTGTGCCTGCAGATTTGTTTGAGAGGATTTTCTCTAAATCGCCTTCTAGGCGAGTCATCACTTCCCCTAAACAAAAAGCAAGTCTCTTGGCATTTTGTAGGTCTAGTTTTACTTCTTTTGCCTTACCTGCATCAGCAGAGCGCACTTGTTGCAAAAACTGCTGTATAGGTGCTGTGTTAAGCGGCTCACTGCGATTTGACACGGGACAACTCCTGTCTTGCTTCAAAGTCTGTTTTGAAAGGACCTTTGAAGTCGTTAGCTTCTACAGTAATCAGTTTAGGACAAAAGCTCTTAACCCAACCTTTGTCAAAACGAATAACATAATGACCTGCGCAATACACACTCTTGCTTTTAGGAGACTTTGTAAAAAGCGGAATGTGCTTGCGAACATCATACATAGGATTGTAAGGCTTGTAAGAAGTAGGATAACCATGAACTTCGTAGGAGATCGAGTCTTCTAGCTGCTTATGACCCCAAGAAATATCTCCCAGCGTTTTCTTTAACTGCCTCTCAGAGTTAAAAAAGTGTGTTCCTTGCTTATCACTTAAGATATATTTTTCTTCGTCAAGAGTAAGAGTTCCTATTCTTACGCCCTTGTTTTCTACAATCCAAAACTTGTTCTCAAGAATCTCTTTTGCTGTAATGCTATCTTTCATAGTCTCCTCATAACAGTCGTCTGTTTTGTGTTCGCACGTTTCTTCAAACGGACATTTCTTTTTGTTCATTTGGATACCTCGCTGACAGCGGTTTAGCATAAGAAGCTGCTTGATCTGCTATACGCTGCATGTCCCATTTAGCACAGAACTTCATAAGTCTTAAACCTACCTGTGATACATTTTTAGACTCTACATTTTGCGTTTCGTTGTCTATGATTTCTCTGATCTCAGGCGGTTGTGCAGTTAAATCGCACAGAGTCACATTTCTATTGTAGTCATCAATGACTCTGTGTTCTTCGCCCTTGTGATCAACCCAGCGTTGCAGCATGAGATTGTTCCAGTTGAAGCCTTTTGTATCTTTGTCGTCAAACGCTTCAAACAGGCCTACCTTGTTCTTCGTGCCCTTCTTCCTTACACCAGGATAAGCAGAAAACACATTGTCTGATGTGTCACCTCTAATACACTTTTCAAACAGCATCCATTCCGGATTAGGAGCAGGCTTTGGCTTGCCAGTCTTTTTGTCTACAACAGGATTGCCCTTGTCGTCAAAGTAGCCTTCGTGTGTGATAGTAGTAGAAGTAACACCATTATACTGACGAACATTAGGAGCAATCAACTGAGCAAAATCTCCGTCTGTCGAGATAATAACATGATCGTCGCTGGGATGATTTTGACACCAACCTGCGATAAGATCGTCTGCTTCCAGTCTTTCATGACGAAGAACGGTTACATTGGTCTTCTCAATAAGAAAAGTCTTTAGCTCATCAAAGATTTCCCAAAAGACTCTATCCTCTTCTTCTTCTTTTGCTGTCATTGCAGCGCGAGCTTCTTTTCTATTGCGCTTGTATGGCTCGTAAAAATCTTTACGCCATGAACGACCTTCAAGACAGACTACTACATGATCTCCTCCAAAATCATCCCAAGCTTTCTTAAGCGAATTTAGGGTAATATGGATTGCCATGCCTACTTTAGTGTCAATGTCGCCGCGAACAACGTGTCGAGCGCGAAAAAACACATTAGCAGTGTCTAGTAAAATATATGTGCTCATGCTTCTTCTAATCCAAAATGTTCCGTAAAGTCAAAGATATCTCTACCTTGTATGTAAAACACGATAGCATCTTTGGGTGACATTATCAAGAGTTCATTGTCGAGAAGGTAAAGATGCATTATGATACTTCTGATCTGCCTTCGTCAATGGGATTTACATTGATATAACCCATGCCTCTTTCTGTGTCTGCACCTTCTTCTGCAAGCATCTGAGTGACAATAGTTCTAAACCAAGCATCTACTATTTCCTCCTGAGTTTCACCTTTGTAACCTGCGTCAAGCAGTCTTTCAATAAACTCGTTGTTCCAATCGAGTTCAAAGAAACCATTTCGAATATTTTCAGGATTTACCTGTGTATCAAGAACTGCAACCCAGGGCTCGCCTTTCTTGTTCGCTTCTTCTTTTTCTCGTTCAAGTGCTTCTCGACGAATGTCTTCTTCTGTCTTTGGCTCTTCCTGTTCTAGTGGTTCTTCTTTTTTAGAAAATTTCTTCCAAAGGTTAAACATCGTCCTCTCCTACAGTCTTTGAGGGTAGTACACCAAAAACAATAGTAACTACGAAATTGATGTAGGGGATTACGAGAAGCAGTACCCACCATGGAGATATACCTGCATCTCTACATCGCCGGGCTGCTGTAGCAAATTGTAGCCAAATAAGAGCAATACACCCTACTACCAAAAACAAAAGTCCGAATAGAGCACCTTCTGTATTAAACAGTATTAGTACTTCTGTAAAAAATCCTGCTGTAAATGCAAGTGCAAATGCTATAACGATAACAGCCCAATACTCCTGACGTTTAGCAAGTCCTTTGAAATTGAAATAATGTGTCATTTTTTCTCCTTAGAATCCGTTTTTTCTTAATCTATCAGTAGGGTCTTCATGTTCCCCATGCATTGCCGAAGAGGTCAATGTGTAGTCGCGGCGTGTATCTCCATCCTCTCTGCATTGCGAGTTTGGCAACTCGTTCTGTGTTAAACTCGTACTCCTCAGATCGTCCGCCGAGCGGCATGATATAGACCGGACACTCAACGCCCGCTTCTCTAAATAGTCGCGTAGCTTCAGTAACTTCGTTGACATCCCTTTCGTCAGCAACCACAAACTTAAAGTACTGGTCACTGCGAGGAGCATCATAGTATTGCCGAGCAATCTCAGGCTTAATAGCACGATCCCAACGTTCTCCCGAAACGGTGAGCTTTGGTGAACACGAAAAGGTAACATGTATTCTGTCTTGAGTGTTGAGCCAATGTTCAAAATCTGGCTGTAACTTCTGTGTTGTATTTGTTTCAATAGTGACATGTTTTAGGTCCTGCATATCTGGGTGAGCAAATAGTTCTGGCCAAAATTTCTGCCAAAGCATTGGCTCACCACCTGTTAAAATAAGATGAATATCCTGTCCGTTTGACTGAGTCCAACGACCTTCTGGAATAAGAGAAAGCAGATGTTCTACAGTTTCATCTACAGTTTTATCCTGCATAAATTTTTTAAATTCGGGGTAGATACTTGCGTAGGTATCACAGCCTGTGTGAACAATAGGCAAATCCATGAAGGTTTTAGTGTTTTCTAAGACGCCATTATCTAATAACTCTTTTACTTCTGGATTATGTTTACCCATTTCTTCATTTCTATCTCTGCCAAACGCCTTGCAGCGAAAGTTGCAGCCAAATGTTCTGAGAAACAAAGAAGGAACACCTACAAATCTTCCTTCACCTTGTACTGAGTAAAATGCTTCTGAGTATCTTAAATTCATCGTGGCGCAAAATCCTGTTGTAGTTTGATGTTGTGAAAGAATTCTTCTTTAACTGAAGCATCCGACATAAAAGCACCTTCGAGTACCGTAGTCTGTGTAAGAGAAGAGTGTGCCATGATGCCTCTGTTTTCGCAACAACCATGCTGAGCTTGAATGTAAACGCCTACATTGTCTGACCCTGTTGCTCGCATGATTTCTCTTGCAATGTCATTAGCAAGTTCTTCCTGCAGTGTGCCACGACGAGCACACCATTGTGCAATACGAGTGTATTTAGAAAGTCCAATCAACTTCTCAGCAGCGATAATACCAATGTATGCAACGCCTGTTACTGGCTGATGATGATGTGAACACACAGAACGCAGTTCTGAGCGCACCACCAGCATTCCAGAATAGCCGTCTTTTGGATCATTTGGGAAAGCAGTAGCATTAGGCTGTGGATAATAACGCCCGCTCATAAGTTCATTTACATACATTTTAGCAAGGCGTCTTCCAGTGCCTAGAGAGTTAGGATCACTGAATCTGTCAATAACAAGAGAGTCTAATACATTTTCAAAACTTTCTGTAAGTTCTGCAATTAGTTCGTCTCGCTCGCCATCTTCGATATAGTCTGCAATGTTATCGCCTGCCCAGTAACGAGCACCGTTTTGTTCTAGTCTTTGTTTGATTTTTTCTGATGTTTTCAAATTATTTCTCCGAGTTATAGACGAGGATGTCTATTATTATTACTATTGTAAATTGTATTTAGGTTTTTGTCAAGAAAAAGGGGCAAAAATTACCCCTTAGGCTTGTATAGAAGAGGCTGTCTGCCCTGTTCTGCATGAACACTATCTAAATCCATGTATTGATAGAGCATTTCTAGTTTGTCATGATAGTCAGCAACTTCTGCAAGTTCCTTTTCCAGTTCTTCAAGAATGTCTCCGTTATTGCCCACACCTGCTGCGTTTGTTGCTAAAATCTCTGCGTTTGCTCTGTGCTTTTCAATGTGACCTACAAAGTGGGCTTCAGCAGCCAACAGTATCTCCGATCTCATATTCTTCATTGTCGTCTCCTTTGTTTTGATAATTTCCTTTGTATGGTATTACGTGTCTTACACCGCCTCGTGGGTCCGACACATCACCTTCTCTGCGTGGTATAAGATGAATGTGGGGATACATCACAGTTTGTCCTGCTGCCTCTCCTACATTCATGCCAATGTTAAATGCTTCGCAGTATTCCCTGTCTACCCAGTCTGTGCCCCACTTGTAAGCAGCCTCCCAACATTTTGTCACATGCTGCCAATCTTCTTGTTGCGGCACAAAAAGAACATGTCCTTCTGTGACAGGGTAAGCGTCACGATACACAACATAGTCTCTTGTCTCTACAAGAACATCACTCCAGGGTGCTTCTCCTGCGTCTTTTGCTTCTTTAAGAGTCCGTGTCATATTCTACTACCTTTATTAGATCTTCTTTGCCAGGCAATCGCCAAAAGTCTGCCGCTTGTTCTGCTTCTTCTCGTGTAGAAAAGGTTTTTACCGCATGTGCACTAAAATCCATACCTTCGACAAACTGAGTAACATACATATAATCGTCCTCAAATGGTACCATAATAGCCCATTCAGTCACGATATTCTCCTACGCATTCCCAGGGGAAAACTATCCATTGGTCGTTTTCTATCTTGTTAATTTCTGTCGCGTAATAAGAGATATCACCAAAGTCACTTGGCGTGTTATGAACAAGCGTAGCAAAGCGAACATTCCTTTCCCATACGCTGCCCCAAGCATACTCTTCGTTTGGAAAACAGGTGCTCTGCCAGTCCTGCTGAATCCATTTGAGAGTGTCGCCTGTGTCATTGATGTCATCCACTACGAGAATATTCTTTCTCAAATCAATATCCCAGCGACTTTTTAAATCGTCCTGATTTTCCGTACTAACAGCACCGAATGCGTCCTCTGCCATCCAGCAGTTTGTTTCGCTTTCGCCGCCATCTCGCAGAGCAACTTTTAATGCTTCACAGCGAACGCCTAGCATGTGTGAAATAATAGTAGCAGGTACATTGCCGCCTCTAGTAATACCAACCACATAGTCAGGCATCCAACTATCTCTCGCAATCTGATTTACAATTGATTGACATTGCCGTTCAATATCCTGCCAAGAGTAGTACACTTTGTTCATTTTAGCATCTCCAGTGAAAGACATTTTGAAACATATTCACCTATGTCTGTTTCTTTATCTATAACATATACAGAGTTATCGTGCCTATCAATCTGGTTGTTGTATCTTTGAAACTCTAAAACCTTTCCGTTTTGAGCACCGTAGATTTTAAAACACAGCACAGGTTCTGCTTCGGGTAGTCCTGCTCTAGGAAAGGCTTGAGGAACCTCCGCAAGATCAACTGCTTCTATTCTGCCTTCTCTTGCCCACTGCGCAATTTTCTTCTTAAACCACTTCATTTTTTTCTCTCCGTCTGCCAATCGTCTTTGACAAGGTTATAGGTATTTGTGAACTGTTCTAGTGCTTTTTGAAGCGAAGGATATCTCTCACACATATCCTGAAAGTCTTCAACGCTTTGTTCTTTGTCTAGTCCTATGTATTCACAGAAGTCTTCGTGCGGTGTTGAAAGCACAATATTGGAAAAATCCAAATCCAAATCTGAGTTAGTATTTGTTGTGATATAGAAATCATTTGGTAGACTACCAACGCCTGGCACAGAAGTAACTGAAAAGTCAGTCATATTGACATCTTCATTCAAATCATTTAGATCTATAGTTATCGTGTCAGTTCCATAGGTATAACTATCGACACTTCTGTCTCCTGCTACAACATCATCATAGTCTTCTTCAAGTGTCCTGTTTAACGGCATCATTTATCACCTTGTATAGTTTTTCACCAGAGAAATAGTCTCTTTCCAGTTTTCGTTTCTGTTTTAATAGAGCGGGAAGATAGTCTTCATAGTTGCTCATAAGATAGGTAATCCTATTTACAACATGCGAGCGGTTCCTTTCATACATCTTCCAACTTTTTGTCCAGGCACTGGGATAAGAGAAAGGATCCAATGCCATTTCAGAATAACTCAACCTATCAGGCACTAGAGGAATTGTATTTACTAGCACACCTTCGTACCAAGAAATACCTAGCGTCTCCTGTAGATTAGCAGAGAATACCATTTTTGCTTCGCCAAGCAGATTGTGATACTCGTTTTTAGTAAGTTCTTGCTCCTGACACATTACAAACTCATATTGAGGCAACTGCTGCTTCAAGTCTCTAAAAATATCAGGCTGTTTTTCAGGGGCAATTCTGTGTGGGAATAGAATTAAATCTCGCTTCTCCATGCCTTGATAGGGAGCAAGTGTGTCTGCGAGATACTCCATTGGCCAGCCTGTTCTTTTTGCAAGTTTCTTCTTTGCATTCTTAAACGCTTCTTGAAACATGCTGATATGAAACTTGGTTGCGTAAAAGTTGTCGTCGTAACAGTGATACATGCTTTCTTCTGCATGACGCACCCAAGGAGTTTCGCCTATCAGCCTGCCTAGAAAGTCCTGACTGTCATAACTGCCAGCGTGCCATAGACCACCAATTCTAATATCGACCCCCAAAAGTTCAGCCATGTAGCGTAACTGTATAACTGTGGGATTCCAAGCATCGGTGTAGAGGAAGTAGTCTCCATTTTTGATCTTGCCTTTTGTAAAAAGTTCGCCTATCTGCTCTAACTGTTTGGATTTATAAACATTTGTGCCACCAAAATTAAGAAAAGCCCCAGGCGTAGTAGTCTGAGGCACATCTCCACCGGAGATAACTTCTATCTTGGCATCCACATGAGATTTCAACTGCTTGGGAAGATGCTCCTTCCATTGAGCAGTATAACGAGTATCAACTGCTTCTATATCAACTATGTAAACTGTTGATCGTGCCATTATCGCTGCCTAAAGTTTCTACCATTATTGTTATTGCGGCGTGCTTTGTTGTCATGATAGGCTCGATACCGCTTGTAGTCCTGCCAAACAGGATCCTTATCGCGATATAGAGACGCTTCGTTGAAAACTTTGCCTTCATAACGACAGAAGTCGCGGAATCGATCAAGTTCGTCAAAGATTTCATTTACGGGTGGAAAGTTATTGGCCATTTTTATATTACCTTTCTGTTATTGTGGAATGTGCTCAATAATACCATCGCTTTCCCCGTCTTCAGACACAGTAATTTCATAGTAACGACTGTCTCCGTAGAGGGGAACAAGATGATTCTGTAGTATGTCCTCGGCAATCATTTCACACGATTTGTGATTTTGATTGCCAGAACGGATAAAATCTTGTAGTGCCCATTTTACAAGAAAGAACTCTAGTTCTCTGTCTGTGTGCGTGACTGAGATCTTAACTTCTACCTTAAACATGTGACGATGCTCGCTTTCAAGAAAACGGATACGCTCGTCAATCTTGCCAGCACCAGGATAGTAGTGATAACCTTCGAACTCTGTTCTTACTCTGATATAGGATTTGTTCATACTTGTATTTTATGCCTTTCTTATGGGTTTGTCAAGTGAGTATTCGCGCCAATCTGTGAACTTGCTTCTCTCCATTAAATCATGCAGAGAATGACACCACACACCAGGATTAGAATGTCGAAAGTCTTTGTCGTCAATCTTCAACATAGTATTGTAGTTCCACAGTTTAATATATGGCACAGGCACTCTAATCTGAGGAATAAAATTATCATATTCACAGAGGCAGGATTCGTTAAACTGCTCTGCTTCTGAAAGCGGAATATCAAGAGTGCAGAGATAATCGTTATCTAAAAAGTAGGCAATCATTCTTTCCCACTGTTCCCATTCAGCATAGTCTGAGCCAGGCTGAAAAGAATGATTAGCACCAAAGAAAATGTGTTCGCAGTTGTGGCGATCATACAGGTCGATAATATCGTCTGCAGGATGCAGGCCTGTGACAAACAGAGTAAGCATACCATAAGCAGGCGTGCGTTCTACTTCCCAGCCTGTAAAAAATTGCACATCTTCTGCTTCGCCTGTGCTATACGTCCGCTTCATTTTCCAAATCCTCTAACTTGTGTTCTTGTTCTTCTGAAAACTCACCGTCTTCTATTAGTGTAGCATCTTTTTCTTCTGTGTCAAATAGTGCATCAAAGTAAGTGGAAGAATTCACAGTCTTCTTGCCAGTAGCACCTCTTGTTCCT